CAGGTGCTTCTGCTGGCTTTGTAAGTTCAGCGATAAACGCATCAACCCATGCCTGTACTTCCGCTTTATCATTCCAAGCCCGACCATCTGGGTGAATATCCTGCAAGAAAAATGGAGCATCATTTTCATTTGGGTTTTCTAAATCCCATATCCGTGCAGTATTGATTGAGTCTATTTCATATTTGTAACGACCTATAATTGTCATGGCGCTACTCCTTTCCATGTTAGTTTCATCATTTTATTATGAGTAACTTTTACGTTAGGGTCAAACCATATTTCAAACCCTGCATCCGTTACTCGCTTACACCAGGAAATATCCTCTCCCATTATGGGAAAAGTAAATCCTTCATCGTTAGTAATCATTGCTGATTGGAACCAAGGCCGCGTAAGAGATTCAAATACGCCAGATTTAATTGCAATAAATCCAAACCCACAACTAGCAATTTTTATTATTTCGGTCATGTCTTTGACTTCATCATATTTATACCCAGGGCCAAGCATCTTAGGGTAGGCAGTTACTTCACCTGAACCGAGAAGATAGGCACCGCTAATAATATCTTTATCGGAATTGATAAGAGTCATAACGTCATCTGGGGTAAAGGTTATATCTGAATCAATCCAAAGAAGTTTGTCGTAAGTTATTTGTCCTTTGAATGGACGTTGTTCGCTAACATCATTTTGATTATCGCCATTGAGTGTCATTTCTCTAGCATCTGCTACGTGAGATGAAAACTCACTGGACCATGCCCATGTAATTTTTTCTTGACCAAGTCGTTCAATTAAAGCCATAAGGGATTTAACATATGGTGTCATCATTGAATGACCTGGTGTGCAAATAATTACATTAACGTGTTGTGTCATTAGTTAAGTGTGCCAGATGTTTTATACACTGCAATTTGAGTCGGTATTTTTGTATTAGTCATAGTTCCAGCAGAACCACCAGCAACATAGACACCATTACCATAGGTAAGTGCGTTGATGGTAGAAGTACCAAATCCAGAAGTACGAGTTGTCCAATTTATAGCATCAGGAGATGTAGTTAAAGTACCAGTATTACCACCAGCGACATAGACACCATTACCGTAGTTAAGTGCGAAGACAGCAGTAGTACCAAACCCAGAAGTACGAGTTGTCCAGGTAGTACCATCAGTAGATGTAGTCATAGTTCCAGTAGCACCACCAGCAACATAGACACCATTACCATAAGTAAGTGCGGTGATGGATGTAGTACCAAAGTTAGAAGTACGAGCCGTCCAAGTAATACCGTCTGTTGATGTAGTTAAAGTACCAGAATCACCACCAGCGACGTAGACCGTACCATAGGTAAGCGCTCTGATGGAATTAGCACCAAACCCAGAAGTACGAGTTGTCCAGGTAGTACCATCAGTAGATGTAGTCATAGTTCCAGTAATACCAGCAGCGACGTAAACTGTACCATAGGTAAGTGCGGTGATGGCAGAAGTACCAAAGTTAGAAGTACGAGTTGTCCAGGTAGTACCATCAGTAGATGTAGTCATGGTACCATTAGTACCACCAGCGACGTAGACCGTACCATAGGTAAGTGCGGTGATGGCTGTAGTACCAAATCCAGAAGTACGAGTTGTCCAGGTAATGCCGTCAGTAGAAGTAGTCATAGTTCCAATATTACTACCAGCAACATAGACACCATTACCATAGGTAAGTGCGTTGATGGCAGAAGTACCAAAGTTAGCATTAACAGATTGCCAATATCCAATTTGACTAATTGCAAGTGCTGTTTCTTGGCTGGTTATTGATAACACTCCACCTACACCATTAGCAGATGTTGTTGATTTATTTGAAGCAGGTGAATAAAAGTTGTACACAGTGGATGCGTTAGTTCCTGTTCCATAAACAATATAAGTACCCACGGGAAGTGTGCTTGTATAAGTATAATTACCAATAGATGAATACCCACCAAATACCAACGATGTCGTACCTATTGGTTGAGTTGCAGATAAAACCGCAGGAGTAGTGTTAATTGCCATTATGCTATCTCGCTTCCGCTAACTGTAAATGTAAGGCTTCCAGAAGTACCAGAACCGCCAACAAGGAAATCAACTGTTGAGGCAGTAACCGAAAGGGTCAATCCCAAAGTAAGGGTTACCGTTCCGTTTGCTGGGATGCTTGAGTTGTAAATAAGCGCGTTGGTTGTTCCAGCGGTAGAGCCACCCTTAACCAAGTAAAGGTAAGCACCTGCTGCGGTTGAGGTTGTATTACAAATTGTTACTGTTGAGATAACAGTCTGAGTTGATGTGCTAGGCACTGTATAAAGGGTTGTGCTTGTTGATGTGGTAGGCACGCCCTGGCCTAAGATTTTGTACGATGTAGCCATTTTTGCTCCTTAGTAGGTTATGCGCCCATCAACATCAAGACATATCCTGATGCGTCTGTGCCTGGTAGGTTGGTTATTGTATTGTTGTTATAATCAATAGTTTTGTTTGTTAAAGTTTGAGTATCGCTATTTCCAACGATTGCTCCAGTAACACCGTGTGCGCCTGTAGTAGAAGCAATGTGTACTTGGGCTTCTCTCATGTCACGCGCTGTAATCACGTGACGTACTATTGCACCAACGCCGTGTGCAACAGGAGTTGTGCTATCGACACCGCGTGTTATTGTAACGGTAGTGCCTGTGACTGCTGTCACATCTACCAGTTCTTCTAGGCCAGTATTATAATCTAGCGCTAGGGTAAATGGGTAAGTGGTAAGTGGCCAACCAGTGGTTGCGCTTACTGTCATACTTGTAGCCCCTGATGTTATACCAGAAGTTAAGGTAGTGTCTTGTGCTATACTAGAGTAATAGCGATTAATAGCCATATTTAGCCCTTATCTTGAGATGTGAACACGAGGAGGAAATTGCTCTTGTTGGCGACGTACTTCTACTTGAAGTCTATCTTGGTACATCCGCTTAAGCATCTGTGAGAGGTTAACGGCTGAACCAATAGGATTTGTTCCACCCTGAGCATTAGCCTCAGCGGTAGTTGCTGGTACGCGACCTAAGTCTAGATATACAGCCATACGATAGGCAGCACCTAGAATAATAACTTCTCTTGTTGAAGCAGGTAAACCAGTCACAGATTCAAATACGTCTGTAAGGTTATTTAAAATTGGTGGCTTATTGCTATAACGAATTGTTACAGTACGTCCAGGAATAATACCATCTGAGATGCTGATAGTTTTGCTACCGCCCCATGTGGCTGGATCAGCAGTACGATCTACACGGTAATGACGAATAGGTAGCCATTCCTTGGAAGGGCCAATAGATTGCCAGGAAATACCTAAGATATCGATACAATCGGCAGGCAAAGGGTATGTAGTTCTAGCAGCCGTAAAGGCAAAAGTTGTAGATGCTGTGCCAAATAAATCTGGATAAACAGAATCGATTGCTGCATTAACATTACGTTCTATGGCAAAGCGCGGAAATGTGGGAGCGATGGTCACCCGTGTGCCCGCAGTATGCGCAACGGCAGTCGTACCTCTATAGCCACGTCCGTAAGGAGAAACGGTGGCTGTATTAGATGTCTTATCAAAACTGTCTATCCATATAAGTTCATCGTCAATTTCAACAAGACCTTTTGATACAACCGAACCACTTTGAATTACAAAAGATAAATCAGTGGCAGAAATATCATTTACCAAAGAAGTGGCTTGATCTTGTCGTTGGCTATAGCCAGAAAGAACTAGGTGTGTTTCGTTAACTAAATCTGCTAGCGTTGTCATTAGGAAGTAATCCTCCGTGCTGCTTCATTTTCGCCAAGGCCGAAGGTTCCAGCAAGAGCATTAAAAGCGCCAGGTGTATCATAATAATAATTTTTTCCACTATTGCGATACGCATAAATTTGATTGAGGGCATCAATGCCACGGGAATATTTTTTACCCGTTACATTAAAAGCCCAGATGTTTGCAGCGCCATTAAAATCGTATTGTGGTAAATCGCCAATAAGCGTACCGGCCAAACGATTTAAATGATAGACTGCTGTTCTGCCGTCTGTTAATGCCATTGCTTCCCCTTCTTAAAAACGATAGTTACTTAGATCCGCCAACACCATCATATTGACCATGTGGGTCTTGTGGCTTTCCTGATGTGTGACCTGTTACATCACCAATTATTGTATTAGTACATCCGCATGCGTCGCACATTATTTTACCTTCTTTAGACTAGGATTGGATTTTTTGGCTGCAGGAGATGCCTTGCGTGTTGCAGAAGCCAATATGGCTCCAGCCGCCTTAGGCGATACTCCTTCTTTTTTTGCTATAGATGCTTGCACTTTAGCAAATCCAGGGTGTTTAGGCATTACTTCTTACCTTTAATTTTCTTTGCTAGTGCTGTATCTGCTTTTACATCTGCTTTACGAGAAATGCCCTTGGCATCCATCTTATCATCAGCCTTTTTAAATGCTGCTTTTTGAGCACTTGACATACCCTTTGTTGTTTTAATATCTTGTTTTTTGTCTGACATGGCCATGTTATATTCCTATCTCCTTGATACCCTTGGCTTTTGCCTTGGTCATTTTTTTAGCCTTACCCATCGTTTCGCCATTAAAAGCAGTGCCCATAATCTCGCTAGCCTTTAAAGCATCTGTAATCTTTTCACGAGATGTGCCTTCTGGCTGGATACCCTGCCGTCTAGCCTCGCGGTAATCAGAAAGTTCTTTATCCCATTTCTTTTGAGGCATAGAATCTGCCCTACCAGCATCGCCAGTATTGAGTTGAAGTGTTGCTACCTTGCAAGCAAAGCAACCCCAGACATACTCTTCATGATTATGAGTAGGTTCAGTTTCTTCTTCTTTGGGAAGTTTCTTCCAAGTTTCATCGCAACCAGTACAGCCATAAAGTGCAACAATTGTGTTGTACTTCTTGTCCATACCCCACTCTACTACTTTATGAATGTGACTGTGCATTTTGCTTGAGCCCTTCCATAAATTTAAGATTACGCTCAATGCGTTTTGATTCGGGACCTTTGCCCTTTAGGGCTTCTCGTCCGAAGGCAATGGCTTCATCCAGATATCCCAAGTTGTACGCAGCGGCTCCAGCCAGGTCGTATGCTTTCCAAGACCACGCAGTTGGTTCGTGGAGGTAGTGGTTTTGTTTAGGCGTTTCAAAACATCTAATAGCAGCATCTAAACACTTTTCCCAATTCCTATGACGAAAGGCATCCGCTGCTACACCCATCCAAGGTTCCCCTTGATCTGGACATATCTTGGCACCTTCATCAAACCAATATGTTGAATCTTGTTTAAGGTTCTTGGCTGCATCTCCAGCCCACCGACAAAGGGCGGCTAGTTCAACATCCCAACCATCAAACTCAAGTGCCTTCTTGGCACATCTAATGACATTTTCCCAGTCATTGTTAAAATAGTATTCTCGACAGAGGTAAGTCCACATACGTGAATCCTCTGGAGTTTCTTTTACCGCATCCTGTAGCATGGTCAGATATTGACCTCTAGACTTGGTTGCATCTGGCTTATGGTAGATAACCGCCGTAGTATCGGAAAAGGCGTAATCGCCCTCACCTTGCCACATGGCGACCTCATGGCATGGCCAGGTCCATTTCCACCCCTTGCGGCTGTGGAGCCTGTCTACGCGCCACCTGAAGCCAGTATCGATGCTAATCCAGCCACGGTCTGCCCCACGAACCCATTGTTTCTGTACCTTGCGGTAAAAGTTCTTTTCTGGGACTTCATCCATGTCCAGGACAAGGCATACATTTGCATCCTCAGGGACTAAATCTAAAGCCTGATTGCGAGCCGTATCAAAGCGCCAAGGGGAGACTATGGTCTCACCAACAATGACGTTCTGGCCCGCCTTTAAAAGTTCTACCGTGTTATCGGTTGAACCTGTGTCTAGCACTATCCGATAGTCGGATTCTCTGGTGGCCTCAAGCCACCTAGCAACATGTTTACTTTCGTTTTTAGCGATAGCATAAGTTGCAATTTTAATTCTATTCTGGTGCGTTCTTTTCATCTAGTAAGCCCATTTCCATCAAAATGACTCGCTTGCGAATTAACTCTTCTGGCGTTTCTTCATCCATAGTTCTCTCCTAAGGAACTTGAGTGATGTACGGCCCATACCCCGCTGCCATCAACTGTGTATATTCAGTTGGTGATAGTGGATATATATGCCCACCAATGTAGGCAAAATCTGCATCTGCAACTTCTTGTACAGAATAAGTACGTGAACGTGACACTACGCCATTGGTCATTAGCAGAGTATCTCCGCGTGGATAACCATAGCGCCAAAAAAGAGGACCAAAGCCAGCAGGTGTTTCTCTAACCGTAGGCGGTTCTAAAACATATGTCATGCGATTTCCTCTCTTTTAAAGTAGACCCCCTCCGAAGAGGGGGCTACCTAATTCCTAATTAGGAACTGTGAATTGATGAAGTTGATTCGAGACGAATCAATGCAGCATCACGGTAACGCTTGAATCCAAGCACACCGTACCAGCCGATTGGACGGAAACGAAGCAACTTGTCAACAACTGGTCCGAAGACAACATGTGGCTCTTCAGCAACGGCCTCAGCGAGGGCTTGCTTACCTGCTACGATTGTACGGAATACGCGAGTACCTGTTGTACCATATACGAATGATGTGGTTCCAAATGTACCTGTGTATGAAGTGTTAGCGTAAGTACCGCCAGTGCCAGTAGCACCGTCAGCAGCGTTGAACATACGTGGAGACTCGACGAACATCGCGCCTTCGTAGGTTCCGATAGTACCTGGCCAGAATTCAGCAGAACCTGTTTCAGAGTACTTGTGATCATCACGCCATCCGCCTGAGCCAGTCTCAGCACGAAGATCGTGTGAAACTTCAGGGTGCATACCAACATAGTAGTATTCGCCTTGGCGAGGGACTACCTTGTTAGCGCGCAACTTGGCGACTGCATAACGGATATCACGAGACTTGATTGTGTCGGTTGCACGGATTGTGCCCTGTGTTACACCAGCGGTGTAAGAACCATCGTAAGTAGAGACAAGGCTTCCTGCAACTTCAGCGACGGCGTTAGGGCCACCGACGAGTTCAGTAAGAGCAACAGAGTCTAGAGAATCAAGCATGTTGAATGCAATGATATCTGTCAACGCTGGGTCGATGTCTGAGAATGAGAACAACTCGAGTTTACGAGTAACGAGTGAAGCGTTACCGTATTCATTGAGTGTTACTGTAATTGGTGTTGTGCTTCCAAGTGCTACTGCATCTGGATCAGTTGTTTCTGACAATGCAGAAGTAACTGGTGCCATGTCAGAGTAAATATTGAATACAATACTTGATCCTGGCATTGCTTGCTGTACTGGCTTCTTGTCTGCGAGATCGCGGACCATAGGCACGGCACGAAGCGCTAATTCAATGTAGCGGTCATAGGCTGTTTGTACAATTGATGTACCAACAGATGATCCCGTACTGTTATAGGCGTTAGCCATAGTGCGTTATCCCTTTCTATAGGGTTAGTGTTTAATGGGATTTAAAAGCGACGTCTGTTCCCAAAGTTATTGTTGACTCCCGTGATAGCGTCTAAATCTGCCTTAGTTAAATTAGGGTTATTTAGTTGTGCTTCGAGATCAGCAACATTAGATGCTGGAATTGCAGTCTCAGTCGCATTATTAATGCGTTGAAACTTATTGGCAGCGTCTTGCCTTTGAGGGTCTATCGCGTCAGGTTCTGGTGTGGACTGGAATCCGAATATGTCGGCATTTTCAGTTAGCCACGCATCAACCTGTTCAGGTGTTGCAACATCGCTGGGAATAAACTTAGCAATCTTGCTAGGTACACCCTTTGAGTCCAGCACGTCTTTGACACTTCGATCGCGGAGTTGATTGAGCGCTTGCGCTTGCTGCTCTTTCAATTCTTGATTTTCTTTTTCTAGGCGTTTTAATGCCTTGCGAAGTCCCGCAGGAATCTGAGCATCGCTCTGATTCTGTGAGTTATCATCTTCGATGTCTTCGTCATATTCGTATTGGTTCGCCATTTCGGCACTCCCTTTTCTTTAGATGAACGCAGACCTCATTAACAAACAGGGGAGTAAGTTAACGGCTTCTGCTACCAGTCTTTTGATACATAGCACTAGCGCTGGTAGGCTAGGCAGGCTTATTGGTTAGTAGGTTCCAGCAGTTCCGCCAAAGAGTGAGTTTTTATCTACACCCGAGGATCCTGAGAACGCATTGATTTCTTGCTGACTAAGTTTCTTTAAATTGGCTGCTGCTTCTCCAGCATTTGGACCACCAAATGTGGCTGAGGTTAAGTTGCCAAGTTGTTCACTAGCAGAACCAAACTGTGTATTAGTTCCACCATATATGGATGCCAACTGTTGTTCGGCTGGTAAGTTCTGAGATATATTCTGGAAGCCTTGTTCGGCTTGACTTTGAGTAATGCCTAATGTTCCATATTGCTGAGCAGTTCCAACATCTACTCCAAGGTTTTGACGACTAGCGGCTGCACCAAAGTTAGTGGCTGCTTGCTGACGTTGTAACAATGGAAGCGCTGTTGCTGGATCAAGAGCGTGAGCAATCATTTGTCCAGGTGTTAGGCCATAGTAACTTTGAAGTGTATTAGAATAAAATGGGTCTTGATTAGATATTGATTTTGCTGCTGTATCAACTCTAGATTGAAGTTCTGTTACAGAAATATCTCCGCTAATAAGTTTGGCTTTAGCATCTGGAGTATCGTAAAATCCAGCAGGAACTCCTGCTGCATTAAGTACCTGAGCATAACCATTTTCGGTAGCAATATATTCTGCTGGAGTAAGTGGGTTAAGCCCCGCTGCGCGTCTTCCAACGTTACCAGCAAATCGTGTGTTCCAGGCAGCGCCTAAAGCGGCTACACCGGGAATGGTAGAGTTAGCAGAATTTGGATCTTCCATTAATGCTTGAATAGTTGGAGCATCATAGTTGGCCTGTTGTAGGCCAAGGATAGCATTACTAATGGCACCAGTTGGATCAATACCATAACCGCTAAGAGTAGACTTTAATAATGCCAAAGCATTCATATCGCTAATTTTTTTATTAGCAGCATCTGTGGCTGCTTTTGCAGCGGCTGCGGCAGCGGCTGCGGCATCTGCCAAGGCTTTTGCTTTTGCTGCAGCGTCTGCTGCTGCTTTAGCGTTAGCATCATCTATTGCTTTTTGATCTTCTACTTTTTTATCATTAGCATTTATATTAGCCATTGATTGATCTGCTTGATTAGCAGCATCATTAATAGCATTATCATTAGCACTGTATCCAGTGTCTATCAATGGCGATGTATCAACAACTGGTGTTGATTGAGTAGAACCTACAGCGTTGACAAATGAATTGCCAGACATTGGGTTATAAGCCATTGTTAACCAACCACCAATCCAAAGTTACGAAGCATGCTGCTGGCTGTATCCATCAAACTGTTGCGAGCATTGGAAGTATTAAGCCAATCTGGCTGTTGCTTTAATTGAGTTATGTACTGATCCAATGGGACAGAGGAATTACCGTCACCTTGCATTGCTTTAGTCACCAAAGATCCAAGTCCAGTAAATGCACCTAAGTCGATTTGATCTGCTCCGACTTCCATGGTATTTTGTGTTGCATTAAGATATGGTGAGGCTAGGTCCCGAATCTTCATTCCTTCTGCAATGCGCGCAGCATATGGTTTATATATTGATGCCGCTTGTGCTTTAATATAATTCTGTTGTTCTTCATATGTTGTAGTTCCATCTTGAATAGCCTTTGCCGCATTGCCAAAATAATCACCAGTGTTTGGGCCATTCTTTGTAGATTGTGGTAAATACATGGCAGCAACGCCCATATCTCCAGCGTATTGTCTTAAAAGATTAGCATTAGTACCAAGGGTACCACCATAGACGCCACCGTCAGTTTTAGCAAAAGTTGTGTGGTTAGAAACGTATTGATCTAAAAGTGGACCAGTTAATTCTTTGCCATAATTATGATTAAAGTATACAGAGGCTGCACTTGTTGTATCTTTAAAAGCAGCATCAATATTTCTAGAATCATTTACGTCGATTGGGTTACCAAAAACTGATGGATCTTCACCTTGACGAATAGCGCTAGCGCGCATATTTTTTAATGCTGCATTGTAATCCATTGCCCATTGTTGAGCATTCTGAAAATATGCTAATGAAGAGTTACGAAGGTTGCCATTAATTTGATCCCATGGCTTAACAATAGAACCAGTAGTTGGATCAGTTATTGTATAATTTTGAACTTTAGATGCAAACATAGCAGCATCCCAACCCTTGTTTGCACCCTCAAGCATAAGGGATCTCATCCAAGGTATTGTTAAAGCATAGGAACCCATGGCTCCATATTGTGATGCTATCTGGGTTTCTGAAAGTGGTCCCATTACATCGCTAGGGTTCATCCCCTTTGTTGGGGTAAATGCTAAACCTGAATTGTCGACATTTGGGGTTTTGCTACCTTTTGATCCACCAGTAGCAGTAGGTCCTTTAAGAACATTGCCACCAGTACCAGGTTCGGTTGCACCTACGGTAGTTTTATAAGATCCATCTGGGTTTTTAACTGGGTTACCCTTAGCATCCATAACTATAGTTGGTGCTACACCATTAATATTACCATATTGATCTGGGCCTGTTGCAGGTGGTGGGGTTGTTTGACTGCCTGTTTGAGGATTGGCAGGGTTTGGAAAATATTGTTGTTGAATGCTTTGAGCAGTAGGAGCATCCATTGTATACAAGGTATCTTGTAATTTAGTATAGGCAGAAAATTCTTTATTTAATTCATCTTTTGTAAGAGCGCCCATTTTATACTGACCAACAGAAATTTGTAAACGAGCGGCTGCGTCAGTGGCATCTTGTCTTGCTTTAGCAAGGGTTTCATTTGCTGCATCATTGTTTGGTTTAGCATTTGAGCGTGGCTTGTTTTGTTCTTTTACTGGTGCTTTATAACCAGCATTTGCCAGGAAAGCATCAAGGCCAGAATAATCAACTTTTGGTTTATTAGCCATATTTAGCCTTCTCTCGCTGAATTAGAAAGTTGCATTAATGCGCCTAGGTAACCATTAATAACTCTATGCTGACCAGCCTCAGCAGTGCCTTGCAGAATGCTTTGGAAATAGGCATCTGGGCTAGTGCTAGTGCTTGTCATTGTATTTGTACCCTGTAAAGGCTTGCCAGTCTTTTCATCATATGTTAACTGTTGATTACCAGTGGTTGGGTGTGCCGCTTGGTAGGCATTAAGTTCTGGAATATACCGAGCCTGTTCTTCTGCCGTTGCAAGTCTTCCAAAAAGGGAAGACATAACGCTATTAAGAGAAGCCACAGCATCAGGTCGTGAAGTCTGTTGGTAATCTGTAACCGTAGTATTTTTAGGTTGTAACTGTGCTTGCATTACGCCAAGCGTATTGTTAGCCTGTGCCTGATCAAATCCAGATTGACCAGTAACTTGTGGTGCTGGTGTTTTTGATGGAGTCTTTAAAGGTACTTGTGGCAAAGGAACTGTTTTTTGAACAGTTTTAGTTGTACTCATTTATACCACTTTCTTAAATACACCAGTAGCAACATTTGTTAATTCTGGACGATCTAACACAAGTTGATTTAAATAATCAACCCATTGTGCTTTGATCTGGCTATATAACGGAGTCACCCTACCACTATTTGCATAAGTATTGGCAAGAAGTTGTGAGTGATAAGATTCATATGAGTTAAGAAGATCTTTTATGCCAGGGACTACGTTAGAGTCTCCAAGCATGTTTTTAGAGTTAAGATCTTTAAGTTGAGCAAGCGCAGTTAAAGCGCTGGTAGACTTAGTTGGGTTGTTGTAATCAGCATACCAAATAGGGTTTGCTTCACCAAACTTTGTAGTAAATGCTTTCCATTGCTGTCCAAGTACTCCAGCAGCGCGGGTGTCTCCAGTGCTACGGGCCTTAGCCATTTGAGCCTGGTAGGACAGAAGCGAAGGTTCAATTTCGTTCCAACCCTTGCTTACATAGATAGCACTTAAAAACTGTTCGGGTGTACGTTGTTCGCGTAGGTGCATTGTCAAAAGGGCTTGTTCAACCTTTAGCGCATCTGGTGACGATTGTACTTGTGGCACAAGGTAAGCAGAAGCATATGGGTGTGATGCCATAAGTGGCTTATGCTTATCTAGCCAAGTTAAAACTTCATCAGCCAAAGGCATGGAAGATCCGCTACTACCAGATACAGTACTAGAAACAGAATAAGACATAGCATTATCGCCATGTTCTTCCTTAAACTTTAACGCTGCTTCTGGAGCAGTCATTCCAAGTCCGCCAGCAGTTTTTGGCAAAGTTAAATTTAACCATTCAGCACGCAAGGATTGACCTGATTTATTAAAGTAATCATTAGATACTGTAGGTGCTAATGGTAAAAAGAAAGCAAGAATACCCTTGACGATAAGATCGGTTTGAGCATTATGTTGAATGCGATCTAGTACGGCCTGCTTTTGAGCAGGTGTCATATTCTGATAATCTTCTTTGTCTAATTGACCACTAAAGTATGCTGCGGCAATAGCCGAATTCATAGCATTATGAATCATTGATTCTTTTTGATCCGGGCGAAGAACATTAAAAAGATCACGAATGGTTGAGTTAGGAATCATGGCATCAAAGATGCCTTTTGATATGTAACCAGCAGATTTAGAATCAAATGGGTTAGCACCTGTTGCTAGGTTAGCCACACGATTGGATATCTTGTCCAAACTCATAAAATGAGGAAAAAGGTTAGATAACTGAGAAACAGCCACATTTGCAAATGGGTTAATAGATGGCATCTTGGATTCTGGTAATACAGAAAGCAAAGAGGATGTGCTACCAGTAATAGATGATGGTAGACCTACATACTGTTTAAATCCTAAAGCATCCATGCCACGCGCAAGCGCGTTACCAAACTCACCAATAACTGGATAAACAATATATTGCTGTCCATTAGGTTCTGTGTGAACAAAACCTGGGTTATTGATACTCTGTTGAATCATTTGGAACTCACGAAGAGCACCTGGATTAGTTGAAATTAAACGACCAACACGCTTTAATGCTTGTTCTTGAGCAAAGTAAAATGGAACTAAGTTACGATGGATCATAGCCATCTGTGAGCGTAATGCTGGATTGTGAATAAGCGGAAGGATATTTCCAACTGCTGCTTGTCCAGAAAGGCGCAATGCCTCATCTTCGCTTAGAAGACCCTTGTCCATAAGAGGTTGGTATCTACGGAAGTTCTCATAAAGATAATGGTTAAAGATTGGTTCACGCGAAATATGGTCAATAATTGGACCGATAATATTACGGTGTCCAGCATCAATAACCTTATCAAACATATTACCAGTAAAGTCTGGAGCAACGCGACCAAACATAGCCTTTGGGCTTTGATCTACTTTAACTTCGCGTAAATCATTGGCCATGGTCTTTTTGCCTTCGGCAATGTTTTTAATAAGCCATGAATGTATAGTCATGTCTTGACCTTCAACAATACCACGAAGAGACTGTACTTGGTTAGCAGCAAACGATGCTGGGTCTCCTGAGTTAAGGCCAACCATACGACCGCGAAGGTCTTTATATTGACTTAAATCATTAAGACGAGCCTCGTGTAGCGCTTGAACTTTTAGCCATCTGGCTTCTGTAGTAAGTTTATTAAAACCAGGTTTTTGTGCAAGTTTTAAGTAGTCACTAGCAATGTCTTTACCAAAAACACTTTTAGCCCAGTTGTTTAACTGGATAGCCCAATATGGGTGGTAACTTGGATGTAGATAATCAAACATCTGTAGTGGGTTAGAACCAGCACCAGCCTTAGTTCCGCGCATAAGTTGAGCAAGTGTATTTACTTCTTCTTCAGTAGCAGAAGATAACTTGGCCAAGTGAGTAGCGGTCATAGAACTAGGCAAAACGATACCCATAAGTGATTGATATTTAGCCATAACTGCTAACTTATCTTTGGCAACATATGGAGCCATTTTAGAAGAAATGTAGCCTACTGGACGTGGTATATTCCACTTATCCCATAGACCTTCTTTTTCTTTAACAAATCTTGTCATTTCATTTTCTGCAACCGTATGATCTAGGCCAGCAGTTCTGCCTATATCTTCTTTAGTTGAACCATCTACAAGCGCATTAGCGACATGATTGACAAGTCCTTCTTTTGTGGCTGCATTGCTAACAAGATCTCTATTGTAACGAAGACCGTTTGCAACAACAACATTTTGTAAATAGTTGCCAAGACCATTACGCATGATCTGGTGCATTGCTTCTCCAGCTGCTACGCGAAGGCCAAAGCCTGTTGTAAATAACGTAAGGGGAGCAAATGCTTTTTCAGTGTACCATGTAAAGAAATCATCAGCCTTAGAATACATACGGCTATAAGCATTGGCCTCTTGAATGGCTTTGCGAAGTTGCTTGTAGTTAATAATTGCAGCGCCACCAAGTTGGCTTTCATTGAGGGCTACTTGCTTTTCTACTCCAGGAACTACGTTACCGTCTTTATCTAGAGTGTCTCTCATTATGGTACCTGGGGTAGGTGACCCCTTAACCAAGGTTCCAAAAGTATTTAATTCATCTTTGCCTGATTGAGTGGCTCGTTGAATCTGAGACATAACGTTTCTCATGACATTTGCATCTTCTGAGATACCGCCTGCTTTGGCCATTTCTTTAATCAATTGTGAATAGTGTGTATTCAACAAAGCATCTTGGCCTTTAAATTTCATTACGTTGCTTGCTGCTTCTAGTGCAGCACTTTTGCCCATAGTGTAGCGAGCCATTTTATATAAAGCGGTAAACGCGTCTGGGCTTTCCCAGTTAAACTTAGTTGCTTCTTGCGTCATTAAAATTGGGTCTACGGTTAGAGCCTTATACCCAGTAAATGTACGTATCTTGCCAGCAAGTGGGTTCCATGGGTTATATGTTCCATCTAAGCCTTTTGAGTAAAGGCCACCACCTACGCGTTGATATGCTTTTTCGACACCTGAATCAGCGGTCCACACATCGCCATTAACATCTAGAAATTCACCATCAGCATTTTTAACAGCAACCTTCTTAGGAAGAAGCAGGTTTGATGTCATATCAAGGCTTGGATCATTTGCCTTCTGAAGAATCTTATCTGTAATTGTAGCACCTATGACACGAGGCAAAGCCTGTGTAGGAAGCACTAAGCGGTTGGCTACACCCTGCAGATCACCATTAGTTAAAAGTGTCTTGGCATTCATAGAATTGCCAATAATCTTTACTACAGCATCAGCGTTGTTAGCCTTAGCAAGTTTCTGTGCTACATTAACTGAAAAATCTGAACCTGGAAACATATCTTGAATTGCTACTGGGTTTTTTTCTTCTACAATAGTTTGAACCGCACGATAGAAATTCTGGGCCGCTCCAGTAAATGGATTAAGGACGTTACCAACCTTGCCTAAAAGGCCACCAGTTTGAATGTTCTTACCATACTCGTATGCTTGTTGCACACCCTCTAGGTTATATTGAACACCTGAGTTCTTAACAAGAAAATCAGAAATTGGTTGAGCCGAACTAGCGAGAGGTGAGTTGACCTTAATGCCAACCTGTACACCATCTTTAGAAACACCAGTAAGTAATCCACCGCTTTTAACAAGTCCGGTGAATTTACCTAATACAATAAAAGGATCTGTTTTAAAATCAAAAGCCATATCGGTGAGACCTGATACAGTTTGACCCCAACCATGGTCTGTATCTGTAAGAGATTTCCAACCAGTAATATTTGCTAAGGCACTTGATACTACGTGTCCTGGGTTCATGATAAACTTAGGATCATTAGATTGAGCCATAGGTTGTTTGAAGTCTGGTATAATGCGACCAAGGATTTGGCGCTCGCCTACTCCAGCAACATCGGCTCCAACTGTAGCACCTAATAGGCTAGCGGCTAAAGCCGTACCGCCTACTGTACCTTCTGGACCAATGAGTGAACCTAATGCACCTCCTGCGGCAATGCCAGCAGTAGCAAGCAAACCTTCGCCAAGCCCACGATCTTTATAGATCGCTCCAATAAACTTAAAATCTTTTTGCATTTCTTGCATGCCTGAATTGGCCCAAGAAGTGACTTGTTTAAAACCTGGGATATCTGCACCAAGTTTATGTGCTACTGTTGAAGCAAAATTAGTTACACCACCAAGAGCATTGGCCCAAAGAGAATGAGAATTATTAGTTTCTTGATGTTGTGTAATTGCATTACCAACTGCTACAGTTTTGCTTGTATAATCTAATATATCTGCTTGCGCCGGTGAAGCACCATTAGAAATTGCATCAGCCGTAATCTCAGGAGATTGTTGTGCCATCCAAGGGTGCTCTGCAACAATGCTATTAGCATTATCTACAGAAGGCTGTATTGGTGGTTGCTGTGGTGCTTGGGGAGTGGATGGCATTGTTGCCATAATTTAACCCCCTAGGTTCGCTGCAAGTTGCTTAAGTTGTGGTGATGCGTCTGGACGTTGTGCAAAAGTTTGTACTGTAGAGCGACCAGTTGATCCACCTTGTTGTTCCAATGGAGGCAATCCTAAAGATGCTGAACCAGGGCCAGGACCCGCATCGGCTCCTGATGTTACAGGTTCATCTGGACGTTGTGTACCAGCAGTAAGCGGTACAACTTGTGGTCCTTGTTCTGGTTGTTGCATTTGAACTGGTTGTGCTCGTGGTGTTGGTGTTGCAGCCATAGGTGCACCTTGTTGAATGCCCATAAGTCCTGCATCTCCATAGTCACCACCTGCAATATAACGAGCGGCTTGCTTTGAGCCAGGTCCACCATCGGTACGTTGTGATAGAGCACCTGGGCCACTAGATGGCGCTGGATTTGCTGGTGTTCTATTTCCGCCTGATGGCATTATTTACCTTTATTTCTTTTTGATATTGCTGCAGCCTTCTTTTTAGCATCTGCTTTTGAAGATGCCCCCCACGCTTGAAGTGATAACAACAAGCGAGTAGGGTCACCATTAGGCTTATGCTCAGGACCTGGCGCACCACCCATGCGTGCCAAGAAAGATGCCCGACGAGGGTTATCTCCTGACTTTACAGGGGGTTTTAAAGTGCCACCTTTGTAGGATGCTCTACCTTTGGCGTTTAGGCCTCCAGCAGGATTCTTTCCTTCTTTACGTGTCCAGGCTTCAGTCATTTTTTACCGTTCTTTTAGTTAAACTTAGGCTTTCTTAGATCCGCCAAAACCCTTTGGTTCTGCGCTGTATAGAACTTTGTCCATACCTGGTTCTGCGGCTGTCTTCTTTGCTTGCATGTTTGCTGCTTGAACTGGAGCGGAACCGTGTCCACCTTGGTTAGCAGGCTTTGGTACATTTGTTGTATATGCCATTGTGTATCTCCTATAGGTTAGTTACGCGTATCCCGTCAGACACGTGTTTGCCGACGAATGCCAGCGCTTAGACTAGGATTTCCCGATTGGTTCATCCCTGCTAATAATGATTCCATTGATGGTGGTTGGCCTTGAGAGGCCCCTGGTGGAGCGGAAGTTGGTCCTGACGCACCCGATTCGGGCGGCTGTCCAGGAAGCGATGGCTCAACACCAGGGGGACCTTGCGGTGCAGGTTCAGGCGCGAACGCCTCTTGCACCAATATCTCAATCTCTTTACCTTCTTGACGGCCTTTAATAACGTGAGCCAATGAAGTGAGAATCTTAGATGGGTCCTGCCCTTGCATTACCATTTGAGGTAGCGCGCCAGCGAGGGCACCTATCATCGAAATGGCCGCATCGCGCAGTTCTTCTACTTCTACCTGTTGTGTTTCCTCAGTAATATTGAGTTCCCACGGCATTTGACGGCGCAAGAAATCGCGTGAGATTAATTTATCTCCACGAGCCTGCAAACCGAAAACGAGAGCACGGTTGGGATCTAGCCCAGCCATGAGGCCATAAGTAACATCGCAATGGTAATCTCCATTGATGTCCTTTTTGGCGCTATAGTTTATTTCATAAGGAGCGCCAGCATTAATGCCGCGAACTTCCTTTGTTACATCAGGCCAGTAGGTCTCATCCATCTTAAAGCAAACATACATAACCTTACGGAATGTATCTGCCAAGACGGCTTGAGCAGTTTTGATTTGGGTATCAAACCCACCCATCAAAGACTGAACGCCCTTGCCTGTTACAATAGAACCTGATTGCTGTCCTAGGCGACCTTGTGGGTAGCGAGAGCCAACCATAAGTTCATGATCTAGTTCTTGTGATTCCTGGAATAAACCAGGTGGAATATTAAGTTCGACGCGACGAATCTTTTCTGGATTAGCAGAACGGATTGTTGCATCGGGCCCAATCTCAACGGTATTAACGTCAGAAGGTAGGGCAAATGGAGCCTGAACAGATTTCTGTGCAGCCTCTAGGGTTAAGTTAGCAAAACGACCGCGGGCAACTTGTACCCACATGATATCATCAAACTGACCACGTTGTGTCTCATCATCTACACCAGGGCGTACGGCAAGAACAACTGGGATTTCATCCATAAGGTTTGGCATATGGACAAGAACAAGATTATTGCGCTCAGGCAGAAACAGGTAAGTCTGATCTTTGTCCTGATAGCGGTACATTTCCATCTGACGATTAGAAGAACGCTTCTCGTACTTGTTACGAATCTGGTTTTCAAACTCAGGGAATTGATTAATTAGATCGCGTACTGGTTTAAAGTAACGCTTAGTGTACGATAGCAATTTTCCAAAGCGATCAAACTCTGGATAAGCCCCAACTGGGCTCTCAATGCGGATCATTGGGCGCTTGCCGGTCTCATCTGGTTCAATAATGAACGGCAGCATACCAAATGTGATGTAATAATCTGCACCAGAATACATTTTGGTCTGCAAACTACAAGCATCGCGGTAACCAGCAGCAATCATAGAGCGCTTATCAGCCTTTTTGCGGGCTGTATCGCTGTTAACATTGTTGGTCATGCAACTAAAAGTAGGAAGTGGAGCAATTACTTCAGCAATATCGCGTGCCGCGACATCGATAAAGTTAGATACCATTGGTTTTGGAAAGTCATCTGAGAACAATTGTGGGAATACGTTCTGGATATCACCTTGGCGAATAGCCAAAAGGTCTTGCCAACGTGCATCGCGGCGATGTGAATGATCCTTTATCTTGCGGACCTTCTCACTCACCTCATCAATGCTTAGAGCCATTATAGATATCCTCCGTTAGCCGCAATTTTATTGTTCATTTCTTCCCATTCGTCGAGGTTAACGACCCTGCGCTTGGCAAGGTCCCCCCGAGTAGCGTGGGGATTTCTAATCCAGGTCTCTTGATAGACACCAGTTTGGTTAATGTAGTTACGCATTTGGGTTTCAGCAAACCAAAGCGCCATCGGTCCGTCGGATTTATTCTTAGTTCCTGGCGACCAGGTAACGAGTTGCTCAACTAGAGCCTTCATGGATTCATCAACGGACCGTGGCAACTCTATAAGATTATCGCCCATGTGCTTACCATGGTCATCTATATGCCCAAACAGGGTAGCCATAGAGGCTACACCGTATTCACCATCCATCTTGTTGGCACCTGTATAGTGCGAGACAAGTCGGATACCTCGGCTAGCAAGGAACTGGTTGATTTCTTCATCCTGTGTAAGGAATAGTTGAAAAGCATTCTTTTCGATAACCCAGACCTTAGGTCGATAGGTTAGCGTCCAGGATTTAATCAATTCGCGGATCTTGGCTGGGGTTGGAGCCGTCATCTTGGAGGCTTCCATCACATAGCGTTTTTTAGTCTTAATATCTCCAGCGTAGGCTACGGTAAATGTATCACCGCTCATTGCAGGGTCCATAGAGCAAATAACATAAGGGTCATGTTCTAAGTTTGGATGACCAGGTGCACCTTTGACAAAAGGACCTGGCGCTCTCATTCCCTGAATAGAAGCCTGTACGGCTTCACGATGGAA